GTGCGCTTGCGTGATCACCAGGATTTCCTGCTAAAACTGCTCACAAGCAAGGACAGTTTTGTACGCAAACGCATTATAGATCAGAATTTAGCCTACCTTAACACACGATTATCGGAGTACTTGGACCGTATTGGACTTCCGCATACAGTGACATTTTTGAACGATCTAACGGTTAATATCACAGAGCTAGGCCGTGAACTAGACTTTGATAATCTCAGCAGGGGCGAAAGAAATAGGCTAATACTAAGCCTAAGCTGGAGTTTCCGCGATGTGTGGGAAAGTTTATATCAGCCCATAAATCTTATGTTTATTGACGAAGTCGTGGACTCCGGGATGGATTCTAGTGGCGTAGAAGCCGCACTGGCTATCCTCAAGCGAATGAGCAGAGACCGCAACAAATCCGTTTGGCTGGTTAGCCACAAAGATGAGCTGATCAGCCGTGTGAACAACGTACTAACTGTGACAAAAGAAAACGGATTTACCTCCTATGGCACAGATGTGGAAATATTATAATATGAAATTTTTTGACTCTGCGCAAAACAGCTAACTACTATGCACATGACATCACCAAGCAAAGCAAAAGGAAACACCTGGGAACGTAAGGTAGCAGATCACCTTACAGCACTCTACGGGCAAAAGTTCTTGCGTGTTCCTGGATCAGGAGCATACATTGGTGGTAGCAATGTGTATCGCAAAGAGACCCTGAATGAAGCACAGGTACGCAGTTTCAAAGGGGATATCATCCCTGGAGAAAGTTTTCCTAAATTCAATGCAGAATGCAAAAGTTATAAAGATTTTCCATTTCATCAACTCTTTCAAGGCTCATGTAAACAACTAGACGAATGGATTGTGCAATGTATGGATGTCGCTGATCAAGGTGACTTCAATATCATATTCATGAAATTCAACCGCAAAGGCATGTTTGTTGCTGTTCAACTATCTGACACCACGTCTCTCTCCCTAAAACACCATATCACTTATACCACAGAAAAATACGGTTCCTGGGCTTTCATGGATTATGAAGCATTCTGGGAATCCAACACCGCAGCGGTCAGAGACCTCTGCAAGTAAACAGAACACTGCTCGCACCGGCCTAGCTCGGGTGCCCTAGACCTGGATCTCGGATCACAGGGACGGAATTCTCTGCGCTGTACAGAGTACTCAATCACTACCCGCAAGGATGAGCACTGGTTAAATGCCCCAGTTTGATTGTTTGAATAGGATTCTAAGGCTGAAAAGACGCAGTAGCGATACTGCACGTTTAGTATGTGTGTTAGCGTATGTATACTAAATCGCCGTTGTTTTAAAGACAGAATGAGCAGGTATCGGACAACCGCCTGTGTTGTTGTTTATAGTTAATTATAGACAATTATAGTTCTAACGCTATGTGGCTGTAAGAACTCAGATGAAGCCAAACTTTGCCCTGTGCGGGCAAAGTGTGACCATAGAATCTAGATGAAACTATTATCGCTTCGCTCTCGTAATAGTTCAATTAAAAAAATGCATGAGCGCAAGCGAAATGCAGATGTCTGAAAGACATCTTATAGTGTTAGAAGAAAGGTAATCCTGAATCCTTAGTAGATTTCATATTATCCTTGATGATCTGATTGATGATTTCTTTTTCTACTTGTCCGAGTAGCATGGCATCTTCGTAGTTTAATCCACCACGCATCCACCACATCATGCGCAGGGCTTCGTCTCTAATGGCTCTTGCCTCATTGTCCATGCCCTCAATCATGGACTCAATCTCGGCATTGTCTAGTTTCAAGAGCCTGCTACGAAAAAATTTGAATAGTCAAACTCAATGTTCATATCCATTTCTTCATTACAACCGCCACAGCGTGTTTTAACTGGTTGTAGCGCACCTTGACGAGCTATCGTGGTATAGGCTGTCTGGATCTGATTCACTAGAGAGCTGGGAATGTTTTTATAAAACTCCAGGATATAATCCTTGTTCTTGATCTTTTCTTCTGGACTGTCATCCATCACGATGTACTCTGTGCATTCTGCCAACACATCAAAGTTTAGATCAACCAGGCGATCCATTTGCTTGATTGATTCTGCTACACGTTCGTCACCATCTTCTAGGTTGTCCAGGGCTTGTCCAAGTTTTTGTACTTCAAAGTTTGTTTTGTTGACCTTGTTCATGCCGTAGTAGGCCTGCGGACGGAATTTGATAGTAATTCTATTTTCAGTATAGTGTTCGTCAAAGTTTGGTGCTTTGATGGTGTCCAGCATTCCACGCAGGTCCAGTGCATAGGTGTGTGTTTCGGCGCAAAATGGGCATGTGCTTTCAAAATCCATCTTGTGTCCATAACTGGCAATGCGAATAGCAATCAAGGTAGCATCCACATCAGTTGCGGGCATTCTCCAAGCATCCTTGATGTCTGGAATACAGCTCTGGATAACATCAACCATGCCCTGTCCGTTGAGCAGTGCATCAGGGGTGCGTAGCACAACCTCGTCCCTGCTGGTCATTGGAAACACAGCGAATTCTCCAGATTCTGGTACATTCATTGTGCCCATGGGCCACCAACGCCCTTGACTAGGCGGCATAAAGTAGATTGCTGGTTGTCTGAATAGCTTGGTCAGTGGATTTTTTGCTACAGACGGCGGTACTGGCATTTGCATAGAATTGCTCATTTTGATCCCCATAAATAATTGATATAGTATTTATGTGAGCAAAATCCATGGCCTTAGAAGATGAATTAAGACGAACTAATGAACGCTTGGACGAATTTATTCGCCAAGCTGGTGGTAGCAGGTCCACCGGTGGCTCTAGTGGCGGAAGTTCTGGTAAAGCCTATACAGAAGCCGAAAGAGCAGCGTCCAGTCTGGCTAACTCTCTAAAAGAAGCAAAGGCATCATTTCAGAATCTACAAAGAACAAGCAAGGATTATGGAACTGTATCTAAACTTAATAATGTAGCACACAATCTATTTGGTAAGAGTACTCTTGAAGCCCATGAGCATATGAATTCGCTTGGCGATGCTATCTACCAACAGCAGACTCTCTATAGAGATGCTAAAAAAGCAGGCAATGAAGAAGTAGCAGGCAAAGCCAGAGCTACACTGATGAATCTGCAGCAACAAAAAGCCAACAATGAAGTAAATGCGCAGTCCGCGAGCGCACTTGGTTCATCTGTTGGTGGATTCATTAGCATTATTGCTGGCTTAGAAAATAGACTGATAGGCATCGAGGCAACATATCAAGCTCAGCTGATGTCGATGGTGTCGCAAGGACAGAGTGGGTTCTCCTTGTTTGGTGCCTCTGTTGAAGCCAACATTGATAAAGTCACTGCTGCCAGCGACGCCATGGCAGACGCAGCCAGCAAAGCAGGCAGTGCGCTTGGTCAGATGGGTGGTGTTATACTACCAATAGTTGGATTTGCACTCAACATAATGGCCGAGCGTGCCAAAGCAGTAAGCGCCGCAAATGCAACACTGGCCAAGCAAGGCATACGAATACTGGTCGAAGAAGGCAACAAGCTGATCAAGACCCATATGGAAATGACCAGCACCGGACTGATATTTGCAAATGGTATGCAAGGCTTGATTAATGCCACTGATGGAACCAAGCTGAGACTAGAAGAAATGACCGCAGTGGTAAAAGAAAATCGAGCGTCTTTTGCTGGCATGGGCATGGGCATGACAGAAGCCACAGAACTAATAGGTGGAGTTGCACGAAAGCTGGCTTCTACAACTGGTAAATTTGCCAATGCTGACAGGCAGTTGCTGGCACTGGGCTACAGCTATCAAGAGCAAGCTGCTCTTGCTGCTGAAACAGCTGAAATGATGAGTCGTGGTGGACAAAAACAAGGTTCTAATGCAGTGGCACAGGCCACTATGGAGATGGCTAAAAATATGGCTTTGGTTGCAGAAGCAACTGGCGAAGACATGAAAGAAAAGAAAAAGAAAATGCAGGCGGAGCAGACGGAGTTTGCTGTTAAAGGCGCCATGGCAAAACTGGCTAGAGATGATCCTGCACGACACAAGCAACTCATAGCCCAGCAGCTGGGCATGACTGATGCACAAAGAAAAGCATCTAACGAGATGTTGGTCTATGGAACAGTAAGAGACAAAGACCTGGCTATCCAAATGGCTCTTAATTCTGGTTTAAGAAAATCAGTAATGGAAAATGATGCTGCATTTAGAAACGGTACTGCCAGCACTTTGCAGGCTGGAAAGACTGCGACAAAGTACGCAAAAGAAACGCAAGATGCAAATATAGAAATGGCGGGCACTGTTGGTAAAGCAGCTCAGGCAGTTGGTAGTTTCAAAGGTGTAGCAAGCAACGCGGCCACTGACATGGATCAGAATCAGAGATTAGCGAATGCTAACTTTGAGAAATCACAAGCAAAGCAAGATAAACTGTTAGATGCAGCAGGCAAACCTACCCAAGCCGGTGATCCGACCGGAGCACTGCTGGACGCTATTGAAGTTGGTGCAACTGCTGCCAAAGAGATGCAGCAAAAAGTTGTTGGAGTCATTGGTGAAATTGCTGCACAGTTGAGGGCTCACTATGATAGCCTTAAAGGTGCATTTGATAAAAGAAACTATACAGGCGCCGGAGCAGGCGGCAGCATGCCACTAAGCATGGAACAGATCCTTGCGCTGATGATAGCGTTACCAATTGTTCGGGGTCTGATGATGGGCGGTTTTACAGCCGCAATGAACAAGGTCAAAACTGGCAGCTGGCTAGGTAAAGTCGCACCTGCAGCCCCTACCGCACCAGCTACAGCAACTACCACTGCTACAAACACAGCCCGCACCACTTCATCAGCAGTAGACCGTGCCAAAGAACTACAAGCAAAAAATCCAGGCATGAGCAGTAAAGATGCTCTAGCAGAAGCTAGACGCACAGGAGGCTTTAAACAGTTTGCTGAAACAGAAGCAAAGGTAGCACAGAATCTAGCCAAGTCGGGTACTGCAATCAACACTGTTGCAAATGAAGCAGGCGTGCTAGGCAAGAGCATGAATTTTATGAAAGGTGGGTTTCAGAAACTAGGACCCAAGATACCTATAATAGGCACAGCCTTAACAGTGGCCATGGCTGGGTTTAGTATCGCAGGAATTGAAGCTAGACAGGCAGCAGGAGAAATATCCGAAGAACAAGCCAGGACCGAAGAAGGTGGTGTAGTAGGTGGAGCAACCGGAGGATTAACAGGAGGTCTTGCAGGTGCAGCCGCCGGGGCAGCAATTGGTTCAGTTGTGCCTGTGATCGGAACCGTGATTGGTGGACTGATTGGCGGAGCACTAGGTGCCTGGGGCGGAGAAGCACTGGGTTCAAAGCTAGGTGAGAGTCTGATGAGCAACTGGGGCAGTATTACAAAATTTGCCACTGACATGGGTAAAACTGTGGCAGATTCCTGGGCAACAACTAAAAATTGGTTGGCCACAGATGGCAAACAGTACTGGAACATGTTTACCAGTGGCGCCAAAACAGTAGGTAAGATGGCTCTAGGAGTATTGGAAACAATACCAGGTGTTGGCGTAGTAATTAAAGGTGTACAAACTGCAATGTCCAAGGCAGAAGAAGGTTTTAAATCTGCATATAAAACAGCAGGCAGTTTCCTTACAGAAACTGGAAATAAATTTAAAACAACATTCCCTGAGCTAACCAACATGATACAAAGTATGTTTGGTGGCATAAAATCAGGACTGGGTAGTTTAATGGATGGTATCAGAAACAGTGATACTTTTAAGTACATTAAAGACAAAGTTGGGTTTGGCGACAAGCCACCAAACTCAACTACAGCATCTCCTGCAGGAGCAAACAATTCTACTAACAAAACTACATCAGCTGAAAAACCAGCAACAGGACCAGGCACAGCTAACCTTGATGGTGAGTACAAGAAAAATGCAGACAGTTGGGTGGCCGCAGTACAAGGTGGTAAGTCTTTTGATTCAGTGCCAGAGATGTACAAGCCGTATGTTAAAGCACAATTGGCCAAAGGTACCCCAAAAAATTCAAAACCAACAGTCGCAACTCCTACATCAGCGCCCGGAACTGCGCCTGCTGCTTCAACGCCTGCTAAATCTACACCACCAACAAAAGTAGATGCTGTTGGTATACCGCAGAAAAAAGATCTAACCGCACAGGAAAAAGCAGCAGTCTACGAAACCATTGCAACCAATACCAAATATACTGCCGACCTGATGCAGGCCCAACAACGAGCCATGAACTCCATGCTACAGCAGTTGGCCGCAATAACGGATGCCACGCGAGAAACTGCATATGCTGCCAAGAAAACTGCGCAGAACACAAATTAACTTAAATACACAACAGAGAAAAAAACATGTCCTGGAAAAAATATTTCAAAGGTACTAATTTACCACAAAACATCAGCCCAGTTGCTGGTGCTGGGCGCAAGGCTGATCCAGGATATAGGAACTATCAAAGCAACTTACCAGAACTGTATATTGGGCATCCAAATCGTATTGAGCGATACAATCAATATGAACAAATGGATGCAGACAGCGAAGTCAATGCCGCACTGGATATTATATCTGAGTTTAGCACACAGGTTAATGTGGATAATAATCTCCCATTTGATCTGCATTTCCACAACAGGCCAACTGATAACGAAATCAAGATTATCAAAGAGCAACTGGAACAGTGGTGTAATCTAAACGAGCTAAATCGCCGCATGTTCAAGATCTTCCGTAATGTTATCAAGTACGGAGATCAAGTGTTTATTCGTGATCCAGAAACGTTTAAATTGTTCTGGACAGAGATGAGCAAGGTTACCAAGGTCATTGTGAATGAAAGCGAAGGCAAAGAGCCAGAGCAGTATCTAATAAAAGATCTAAATCCAAACTTCCATAATCTAACAGCAACAGCGATTGCAGCCACAGACACATACACTAATCATCCACAGTCTGGCGGCCCAGCTGGTAGCTATGTACAGCCTAACAATTCAATAGCAGGCGGAAGCCGCTTTGCTCATGCACAAAATGAAGCCGCAATCAATGCTGAACATATTATACACATCAGTTTAACTGAAGGGCTGGACGTGTTTTGGCCTTTTGGTAATTCAGTACTAGAAAACGTTTTCAAGGTGTTCAAACAGAAAGAACTGCTGGAAGACGCTATTATTATCTATCGTGTGCAACGTGCGCCAGAACGCAGGATCTTCAAGATTGACGTGGGCAACATGCCCAGCCATATGGCCATGGCATTTGTTGAGCGCATCAAGAACGAAGTGCATCAGCGCCGTATCCCTACACAAACAGGTGGCGGCACCAACATGATGGATGCAACATACAATCCACTCAGCACCAACGAAGACTTTTTCTTTCCGACCACAGCAGATGGACGTGGCTCCACTGTGGAAACCCTGCCTGGTGGACAGAATCTAGGTGAAATCACAGACCTGCATTTCTTTACCAACAAGCTGTTTCGTGGCCTGCGTATTCCATCCAGCTACTTGCCCACAGGACTTGATGACGGAGCAGCTGGTAGCTTTACAGACGGCAAAGTGGGCACAGCACTGATCCAGGAATGGCGTTTCAATCAGTACTGTGTTAGACTGCAAAAAATGATTGCAGAAACCCTAGACAAAGAGTTTAAACTGTTCATGCGCTGGAGAGGTGTAAACATTGATGGACAACTGTTTGAGCTTATGTTCAATGAGCCGCAGAACTTTGCACAGTATCGCCAGGCTGAAGTAGATCTAGCTAGGATCAATACATTTACACAGCTGGAAGCATTTCCTTACCTGAGCAAGCGTTTCTTGCTCACACGTTATCTAGGACTAAGCGAAGCCGAAATGGCAGAAAACGAGCGTATGTTTGCTGAGGAACAAGGCGATGTAGATGCCGCTCCTGCTGATCCAGCAGGATTACGTAGCATTGGTGTAAGCCCAGGTGGTATACAAGCAGACATAGACAATCTTGAAACACCTGACATAGGTGCAGAAGGCGCACCCGGCGAAGGTGCAGAAACAGGTGTAGCCAGTCCAACTGCTGGAGGAGCACCAGGCATGGGTACCGCACCACCGCCAATGAGTGTTTAAATTTACCCTTTGGTAAATACTACACTATGAACGTTTTTGAACTCTTTGATCCCGCACCTGCAGGTAGTCGTACTGAAAAGGACGATAATTCTGTAATGAAACTCAGTGATCTGCGCAAGACTAGGCTTAGTCTAGAGCAGATAAATCGCATGAGAATCATGAATGATGTGCGTAAACTAGAGCACGAAGAAAAACTCAAAAAAGTCAACAAGCAATACAAAGCTGCCGGTGCAGATGCCGGTGGTGGAGCTGGCGCACCAGCTTCGATCTAATTATCTATTAAAATCATTCAAAAAACACCGATATTACTAGAAATATTACGTGTTTATGTAAATAGATTACAAGCCATATTATAAGGAGTTCTCAAATGAACAAGTATGAAAAGTTAATTGAATATATCGTAAACGATGAACAAGCCAAGGCCAAAGCATTGTTTCACGAAATCGTGGTAGAAAAAAGCCGTGACATCTACGAAAGTATGATGGACGACGAAGATCAGCAAATGGGCGGTGATCAAGTCGAAGGCATGGTTGACGAAATTACAACCGACGAAGAAGGCATGCACGAAGCCGACGACGAAATGGACATGTCAGGTGACGACGAAATCGGAACTGATAGCGACATGGACAGCGATATGGGCGGAATGGATGACATGGGCGGCGGCGAAGGCGACATTGAAGATCGTGTTATGGATCTAGAGTCTGCACTTGACGAACTCAAAGCTGAATTTGATGCTTTGATGAGCGACGAAGCAGGTGAAGAAGAGCACGATGACATGGGCGGTAACGACATGGGTATGGGCATGGATGACGAAGAAAACGAATCTATGATGTACGAAGACAAGCCTAAAAAAGGCGTGAATCCATTTGCTAAAGATGATAAAGAAGAGGAAGAAGACGACGAAGAAGCAAAAACTGAATCTCGTCGTAACATGTCCTCTGCAGAAAAACTACGTGAGTATGTTGACAAAGTAAGCGACGGACACGGCGCTGAAAAAGGTGGTCAAGGCGAAGGTCACGAAGTTGGCAAAGGCGGTAGCGTAGGTGTTAACAAGCAAGGCATTGTGGCCAAGAAAAACGATATGGGCGGCACAGCCGGTAATATCGTTAAAGGTGGCAGCGAGCAAGCACCAGATGGTACAAGTCCAAAAGGTAAAACAGGCGGATTTGTAAAAGGTTCTGCACAAGAACACGAAGTTGCCAAACGCAATGTTAACAAAGTAGGCGGCAACAAAGGCGCACAAAACTACTATAGCAAAAAAGAAACAAGCTGGGACAAAGCACACGGTAAAGAAGGTCAGACAACTGATGGTTCAGTACCAGTGAGCAAGAACAGTCCTTTAGCAAAATAAACTAGGACAATAATATGGCTTTGTACCTAAGAGAGAATCTTACTTTTGATAACGCCAGGATGGAGCTCCTAGAAGAGGACTCCAAAGATGGTAAAGGTAAGAATCTCTATATGAAAGGGATATGCATTGAGGGAGGCGTGAAAAACGCTAACCAACGTGTGTACCCCATTCACGAAATATCTAAGGCCGTAGAAACAATCAACGAACAAATCAAAGGTGGCTACTCCGTACTAGGGGAAGTAGATCATCCGGACGATCTTAAAATCAATTTAGACCGTGTTAGTCACATGATAACAGATATGTGGATGGACGGTCATTGTGGTTACGGTAAACTAAAAATTCTACCAACTCCAATGGGCAACCTGGTTAAAACCATGTTGGAAAGCGGAGTGAAACTAGGTGTGAGCAGTCGTGGATCAGGTAATGTAAACGAAGGCTCAGGACAAGTCAGTGATTTTGAAATCATCACTGTGGACGTGGTTGCACAACCCTCAGCGCCACATGCGTATCCTAAAGCGATCTACGAAGGTCTCATGAACATGAGTTATGGGCATCGCGTTTTAGAAAATGCAAAAGAAGTCGGCGAAAGCCAGCGTGTGCAGAAGTATTTGAAAGAGCAGGTAACTCGCTTGATCAAAGACTTAAAAATATAGGAGAAGGTATAATGTTTGATGCTATCAAACCATTGTTAGATGCCGGTATCATTAACGAAGATACTCGTATAGCAATCAATGAAGCCTGGGAAACCAAGCTAAATGAAGCTCGCGAGAGTATTCGCAGTGAACTGCGCGAGGAGTTTGCTCAACGTTATGAGCATGACAAGTCTGTAATGGTTGATGCTCTTGATAACATGGTTACCGAAGCTTTGTCTGTAGAAATTAAAGAATTTGCAGATGAAAAACAAGCTCTTGCTGAAGACCGTGTGAAATTCAAACGTCACATGACTGAAAGCGCAGGCAAGTTTGACCATTTCATGGTTACCAAACTTGCTGAGGAAATCAAAGAACTACGTGAAGATCGCAAAACCTATCAAAACTCTATCAAGGGTCTAGAGCAGTTTGTTATCAAAGCGTTGGCTGAAGAGATCCAAGAGTTTGAACAAGACAAAAAAGCAGTTGTAGAAGCTCGTGTACGTATCGTAAGCGAAGCCAAACAGAAGCTTGATGAACTGAAATCACAGTTCATTGCTAAAAGCGCACGTCTTGTTAAAGAAGCTGTCGCAACCAATCTTGAAACTGAGCTTACTCAGTTGAAAGAAGACATCCAAGTTGCTCGTGAGAACATGTTTGGACGTCGACTGTTTGAAGCGTTTGCTGGTGAATTTGCTGTTACTCACTTAAATGAGAACAAAGAAATTGCTAAACTGCACTCTGCTGTTGAACGCAAAGAGCGCCAACTACAAGAAGCCAAAACTATCATGGAAAAAACTTCCATGCTGGTTGAAAGCAAAGATAAAGAAATTAAGATTATCAGAGAATCACAAGATCGCAAGGCCAAACTGAACGATCTATTGAAACCTTTGAACGAAGAGAAGTCCGCAGTAATGCGTGAGCTTCTTGAGAGTGTGCAAACTGAAAGACTTCAGAATGCATTTGAAAAGTATCTTCCAGCGGTACTTAACAACAGTTCAGCAAAGAAACCAGCGAAAGCTGTTCTAAGCGAAAATCGTAGTCAAGTAACTGGAGATAAAGCTGCTAAAGTCAGCGCCTCTGATCAGACCACTAACGTGATTGATATCAAGCGTTTAGCAGGGCTTAAATAAACCCTAAACAGGAGAAGGAAAAGAAATGACAACCGCACTATTAGAAAGCCGTTGGGGCGAAACCAAAGATGCCCTGCTAGAAGGCCTACAAGGTTCTAAAAGAACCTCCATGAGTGTAATCCTTGAGAACACTCGCAAGTATTTGGCAGAAAGTGCTACAGCTGGTTCTACATCAGCATCAAACGTAGCAACACTTAACCGTGTTATTCTGCCAGTGATTCGTCGTGTTATGCCTACAGTTATTGCAAACGAGATCGTTGGTGTTCAACCAATGACTGGTCCAGTAGCTCAGATCCATACACTACGTGTACGTTATGCAGACAGCATGACTGACACAGCAAGCCAATATGCAACAGGTACCACAGCAGGTGATGAAGCTCTAAGCCCATTCAAAATTGCTGTTGCTTACTCTGGTGTTACTGGCGCAAGTGCTGGTTCATTCGGTGGTACTGCTACAAACGGAAAAGCTGGTTCAACATCTTCACTAGAAGGTTTGCCAGGTAACCGTATCAACGTACAGATCTTGAAACAAGTCGTTGAAGCCAAGACTCGTAAGTTATCAGCTCGCTGGACTTTCGAAGCTGCTCAAGACGCACAAGCCATGCATGGTTTGGATGTCGAAGCAGAAATCATGGCAGCATTGGCTCAAGAAATCACAGTTGAAATTGACCAAGAAGTTCTTGGATCACTACGTAGCTTGTCTGCTACTGAGTTCACATATGATCAGTCTACTGTGTCCGGTACAGCTACATTCGTTGGTGATGAGCATGCTGCTCTTGCAGTTTTGATCAACCGTACAGCTAACCTGATTGCTTCACGTACACGTCGTGGCGCAGGTAACTGGGCAGTTGTTTCTCCAGCTGCATTGACAGTTCTACAAAGCGCAACAACCAGCGCATTTGCACGTACCACAGAAGGTACATTCGAAGCACCTACAAACACCAAGTTTGTTGGTACATTGAACGGCGCAATGCGTGTTTACGTTGACAGCTATGCAGGCGATACAGCCGCTGTGTTGGTTGGATATAAAGGTTCTAGCGAGGCTGATGCAGCCGCGTTCTATTGCCCATATGTTCCTCTAATGAGCAGTGGTGTTGTTCTTGACCCAGCAACATTCGAACCAGTCGTGGGCTTCATGACTCGTTACGGATATGTTGAGTTGACCAACACAGCATCGTCACTAGGCAATGCTGCCGACTACCTAGGTGAAATTGCTATTGCAAACACCTTGTCGTTCCAGTAATTTCTCAAAGGGATGGGAAGCATTAAAGGGCCGCAAGGCCCTTTTTTGTTGACTAAAAAATAGCCCGAGCATTTTATTGCCCGGGCTATAAGTTACTAAACAGGATTTATGACACCGTCTGATTTGCGTCATGTGTTGATTATAGCGCATGATATGTTATAAAGCAAGCGTTCTGATAAATATACTTGTTCAGACTCATGAGCCCCTCAGGGGACTTCGCGGAAACCCAACCGTCGAGGCCTAGAACGCCATAACACAAGGAGAAACAAAATGGGACGTCCTATTAAAAACAAATTTATCAATCCATACGCATCAGTGCCTTACGCACAGAGGCCAGGAAGAGGTGGAGAATCAGTCACCACTACATCAGGCAATGCAAGCCCTACATTTAGCAATCTTGGATCAGCCTACTTTACTGCCAATGCAACAGCTACAGTATCTGCACCAACGCTAACAGGTGGAACCACTGCAACAATCAGCACAGTTCATTTGTTTGCAAATGGTGCAATTAAAGCATTGGCTATTGACAGCGCCGGATCAGGATACACGGCCGCTCCGACAGTTACCTTCTTTGGAGCAAATAGCACTACTGCCGCCGCTACTATTGCTATCGATGCTCCGACCACAAGGGCCAACAGTATTTTAGCCAATTGTTTCTTCACTGGCGGAAGCTATGGTATCACCACAGCTGACTTGGTAAAAGCACGTGGCGCCCGTACTTTTGTAGCAAACAATGCTGGCACACTGCAAACATTAAAATTAGTAACCAGCCCAAACAATAATCCATATGTTGCTGGCACACTGACTATCACAGCTGATTTTATTGATACCAGCACATTTAGTGTTGCTAAAATTACAAATCGCAAAGTCTACAGTTCCACTGGACGAAGCTACAAGTGGACAACCACTGCCGCTCCTGCCAACGTAAGCGCATCAGACATCACAGTTAGAATTAGCAGTATCTAATAGAGATATAGTTTTAACAAAATGGCTACCACGGTAGCCATTTGTCTTTTTAGCAATGCCAGCAGGTGCATAAATAAAGCAAACGGTCTAAACTCATATGAGCATTATTAAAAACGTCAGCGGTCCATACACAATTAATACCATCAATCACGATGATCCTATTATTTTGGATTCAAACGTGGTTATCATCAATGGCAATCTGCGAGTAATTGGCAATACAACCACAATATCTAGTACCAACACAGATATTAGCGATAATTTAATTGTGCTAAACAAAGGTGGTGGTGGCATCTCTGGTGCAGTGCTAGGCGAATCTGGAATACAAGTTGATCGCACTGACCCTGCAGGAACAGGATTAGCAAATGTATACCTGCGCTGGCAAGAGTTTACCAGCAGCTGGCAAATCACAAACGATGGCACAACCTACTACGATATTGTGGCCACAACCACTGGTAACACCAGAGTAGTTGATGATTCAAATCCACAACTGGGCGCAAATCTGAATACAGCTGGCTATGCAATAAAAAACTATGATTCTAACAATGTGTACATTGATCCGGTTTTGGCACTACAGCTTGATGGAAATATACAGATTAAAAAATTAGTAAATTTTCCATCACCAACTATTGTGCCACACTATAACATTATCACGTCATCAAACGTTGGAACAGGCGGCACTGGGCTGTATGTAACCAACGACGAAGGCATACAAAATCAAGAATTGATCACCAAGTCTCGTGCTGTGGTTTACTCTATTATATTTTAGGAACATATCAGATGTCAATTGTTAACGCTACACTCACCGATTCAACTGCAACAGCAGTTTATACTTCTGCAGGAAACAGTGCTGTAACCACAATGTATCTTTGCAACAAAACTACCATCTCTGCCACAATCAATGTATTTGTGGTAAGCACCGGTTTTCAAGCAAACGGAGTTAATATCATATACAGCAATCTATCAATTGCCGGCAATGACACCTATGTTATGGAAGCAGAACGTATTTTGTTCAACAACGGCGATTTTATTGCAGCCAATTCTAGTGCAGCCAACACTATAATTGTAACTACCAGCTTTACAGGTATCTAATAATGGGACGCTTTGTTAAAAACCGCGAACTAGAAAGCCAGGGTTATTCTACTAGGATGCAAACCGGAACATCGGCTTTGCGTACTGATAGTCCTGTTGACGGCTTGTTTAGATTCAATACAGACACACAGTTAGTAGAAGTGTACTATAACAGCGCCTGGAACAGTGTAGCCAAAGTTGGAGTAAGCACCATTGTCAAAGACAGTCAAGGAGCAGGTTCTCCAGGGTCAAATCTTGAAGCAGCTGATAGTAGCAGAACCACGTTTACCATGAGCCAAAGCTATGCATCTGGTAAAGAAGCACAGGTCCTGATCTATGTTGGTAATGTATTTCAAAATCCCGGAGTAGCATACACATTCAATGGCACAACCACTGTTACATTTACCAGCCCGCCGCCACTTGGGCAAACCATAATCATCCTACACAATTTTCCAAGTACTGCAACGCCTTGATCGGCTCTGATAAATAATCAAGTAGGAGCAAACTAATGGCTATTGGACGTGTAGCCGGGCCTATGTTACAGGCAACTCTTGATCGCCAAGGCGTTGATCTTAATTTTGTAACAGACCCCGGAAGTGGAGCACAATCATTACTTTATTTGGATTTTTCAAATTTCCGAATGGGCGTGAATACGAGTGCAACCACTGAACGTCTCACTGTTGATGGAAACATCAGTGTCAACAGTTATATAAAAACCAGCACCACAAATCAACACATGTACCTGTTGCCCAACGGAACAGGACAAGCAATCATCAGCAATGTAAATGTGCTCAAAGGCAATATCAATGCAACCGACATTGGATCTACGATCGCAGCAGCCGCAAAATTTACCACTGCTAACACATCGGCCAAAGCCACCCTTGCATCTGCACAGGTCACTAACCTGACGCCAGGCCGTATTGTGTTCTCGGACGGCACCGGACTAAATGATGACGCCGATCTGCTGTTTTTTACCAGTAATAATACTTTTTATGCTACCACAATCGAAAGTGCTGGCACCGTTGGATACGCAAACCTAAACATCACTGGTGAACTGGTGTATGCACCAACCGGAACTCCGACCAATATACCATTTTTTGCAGCCAACAGCATGTTCCTGCCAGGCCCCGGCATAAGATATTTTTCTGGCAATGCAACCTTCCGAGCCAATAATATAGAACTTAGTTCAACGGTGATTAACCGAGTTTTATACACTTCCAGCGCAAACGCAGTGATTGGGTCTGCCGCACTAACCTATGATGGATCTACATTTACATCGTCTGGTATTACACAATTATCAGGTCTGCAGTTCACTGGACAAACCATAAGTGGACTTGGTGGGGATGCAGATATCTTTATTGTTCCAGATGGACTTGGTGCAATTTCTGTACAAGAACACCGCATAACAGACATACCAACTCCTGTGCTGAACAGCGATGCTGCTAACAAACAGTATGTGGACGAGCGTATCACAGTCAGTAGTGCAAACAGGATTTACCTGATCAACTCAGAAGTAGCGGTACAGGACAATGGCTTTGGTCTAGCCAACGTTACTGTCACAGTAGCAGGCACGCTGGCCGCAAGATTCACAGACACCTTTAGCCAAATTGGTGACTACTCGATCTTTAACAACGAACTGAGCACAGTGGCAGGAGACATTGCACTTGTACCAGCAGACAATAATCGTGTAAGGATGCAAACGACCAGTTCAACAGTGCTACCAGTTGGACTGACCAGCGAGCGTCCTGCTATTCCAGAAATTGGTGATTTACGATATAACAATGAAGTTGGATCAATCGAATGGTATACCGGTGGAGCCTGGGTAGCTGGCAACGGTGCAACCACAGTGGCCAGCCAAATCATCTATCCAACTGGGTCAACTGCTTCTTTCACACTGACCCAAAATGCAGATACAGACAGTGTGCTGGTTACTATCAACGGTACGCTACAACAGCCAACAGTGGCCTACACAGTAACAGGCACAACACTGACCTTGGTTGAGACTCCATTGGTAACAGATATCGTTGAAATTCGATTCCTGGCAGCAGCGATTGTGTATGCGGCAAATCCAATTTTTGTTAACACAACCTATACCAATGTTAGTGTGAGTGGAACCACACTGGATTATTTTTATGTAACACAGTATAGATCTGCTGTTTATGAATTCACAGCAAAGAACACCAGTGGAAGCCGGTATCAAGTGGGCGAAATATATCTGATACACAATAATATAACTGCAAATGCAGTTGCAACAGTAAAATCTACCATGGGTTCGCCAACTACACCGCTGATTGCCTGGACAACCAGTATTGATGGCTTTGGTGTACTGGATCTTGTGGCCACTGCTGCGGGCGCAGGCACACAAGTAAAAATACACAGAACATATTTCAATGACGCTTGATTTCTAGTGCAGTTCTCTATTTCTGGGCTTGCGCATAAATAGAGTAAAGCACTTGCTAGGAGCTAGGAAAACATGGCTGTCACCAGAATAAAAAACAATCAGATCACTGATCAAACCATTGAATATACCAAGATCAAACCAGCTACCCTGGTTGGATCATTGTTTAATCCCAATGTAACTATTGCATCAAACATCACCATTCAAGGTAACCTTAGCGTTACTGGTAATACTTATACTGTTAACAGCGTTGACACGCTGATCAACGATCCACTGGTTATTTTCAATAATGGATTTGTGGGTTCTCCGACCTATGACGTGGGTATGTTGATCAATCGAAACCTAGACCCAATCAATGCTGCCTGGGTCTGGCGTGAAGCCAACGTTGGTTTTGCAGGCCTGTTGACTTCAGAAACAGGAACTACTACCGGTTCAGTTAACAACACTACCTATGCTAATCTGATCATTGGTAACACAATCATTGAAGCCTATAACGTAAATTCTGTCACTGCTGGCACAGGTGCATTCCAGGTACGTGGCGGCGCAGGCATAAGTGCTAACCTAGTGGTTGGTGG